GGGACGCCTGGGGGCTCACGCAGACCTTTTTAATTCCGCCCGTAAACCCTCTTAGGGGCACTAGAAAACCGCTTTCATGCAACATTGGCCCGCTGATCAAGTGGAACGCCGTCCTATTGCCGGTCTGGTGCCCTATGCCCGCAATGCGCGGACGCATTCCGAGGCTCAGGTGGCGCAGATCGCCGGCTCGATCCGCGAGTGGGGCTGGACGACGCCGGTTCTCGTCGACGAGGCCGGTTCGATCATCGCCGGGCACGCCCGCATCCTCGCCGCGCAGGCGCTAGGCCTCGCCGAGATCCCGGTCATGGTGGCGCGGGGCTGGAGCGAGGCGCAGAAGCGCGCCTATGTGCTCGCCGACAACCAGCTCGCGCTGAATGCGGGATGGGACAGCGACTTGCTGAAGATCGAACTGGCGGATCTGCAGGCGCTCGATTTCAACCTCGACCTCATCGGCTTTGACGACACGGCGTTGGCGGACATTCTCGCGGACCGCACCGAGGGCCTGACCGATCCGGACGAGGTGCCGGAGACGCCGGAGGTGCCGGCTTCCGTGTTGGGCGATGTCTGGCTCATGGGCCGACATCGGCTGATCTGCGGCGATGCGACGAGCGCTGACGACGTCGGGCGGGTGCTCGCGGGTGTCGCGCCGCTGCTGATGGTGACGGACCCGCCTTATGGCGTCGATTACGATCCGGACTGGCGGAACCGCTCGGTAAAGGTGGAATTCGCAGCTAAACGCGCCACCGGCAAAGTGCAGAACGATGCGCGTGCCGATTGGTCAGAAGCGTGGCGACTATTCTCCGGCGAAGTCGCTTATGTCTGGCATTCGTTTCGGTCCGACATTGCACAACTGCTTGAAGCGGGCTTCGAGCAGCGTGCCGAGATTATTTGGGTAAAACAGCACTTTATTCTCGGGCGCGGCCATTATCATTGGCAGCACGAACCCTGCTGGTATGCGGTTCGTAAAGGCGCGACCGGCAACTGGAATGGTGATCGGTCGCAATCCACCATCTGGGAAATCAAATCGCAGATCGGCTGGGAGAGTTCACGTCCTGACAACAAGGACAAGGCGACCGGCCATTCCACCCAGAAACCCGTCGAATGTATGCGCCGCCCGATCGAGAACAACTCCTCGCCGGGCCAGGCGGTTTACGACCCGTTCGTCGGCTCGGGCACCACGATCATTGCGGCGGAAACGGCAGGTCGGGCCTGTCTCGCGATTGAACTGAACCCCGCCTACGTCGACGTTGCCGTGACCCGCTGGCAGGCTTTCACGGGCGAGACGGCGCGGCTCGAGGCGACGGGCGAGACCTTTGCCGAGATTGCCGCTCAGCGAGGCCGGGAGGCCGCTTAAATGCCACGGCGCAAGATCGATCCTCCGAACGAAACAACGCGCAGACAGGTCGAGACCATGACGGCCTACGGCATTTCCGAAAGCGATATTGCGCGGGTTCTCGGTGTTCACCGAAACACTTTGATGCGGCACTATCGCTACGAACTCGACACTGGCGCCGTCAAGGCAAATGCCCAGATCGCAAAAAACCTCTTCCGCATTGCGAGTGGCGAGGGCCGCGAGGCGGTCGTGGCGGCGATCTTCTGGCTGAAGACGCGCGCCCGTTGGGCTGCGGCGCCAGAGATAACGACGCCGGTCGAGGAAGAGATCGGCAAGAAGGAACAGGCGCAGCGGGCGGCGCTCACGGCATCCAAGGGCACGCCGTGGGAGCGCATTCTGCAATGAACGACTGGTCGCTCGCCTGCCCGGACTGGCGCGAGCGGATCAAGACGGGCCGCTCTTTGCTGCCGCCGCTGCCGCACCTCAACGAGATCGAAGCGGCACGGGCGGTCGAGAGTTTCAACCATCTGCGCCTGCCGGATGTGCGCGAGCGGATCAAGACGGGCCGCTCTTTGCTGCCGCCGCTGCCGCACCTCAACGAGATCGAAGCGGCACGGGCGGTCGAGAGTTTCAACCATCTGCGCCTGCCGGATGTGCGCGGGCGGCCGTATCTCGCGAGTGCCGGCGGCGACTGGTTCCGGGACATCGTGCGGGCGCTGCACGGGTCGTATGACCCGGAGACGCGCGTCCGGCACATCCGCGAGGTCTTCGTCCTGGCGCCAAAGAAGTCGTCGAAGACGACCTATTCCGCGGCGCTGATGCTGACCTCGCTGTTGCTTAACCGGCGGCCCCAGGCGGAGTTCATCCTGATCGCACCGACGCAGGAGGTGACGGACGTCGCCTTTTCGCAGGCGGTCGGCATGGTCGAGGCGGACGAGTTCCTGTCGAAGCGGATGTATATCCGCGACCACATCAAGACCATTCAGGATCGGGCCACGAAGGCGCGGCTCAAGATCAAGTCGTTCGACCCGAAGGTGGTGACGGGCGTCAAGCCGGTGGGCGTTCTGCTCGACGAGATCCATACCGTGCCGCAGAACGACGCCGATCGCGTCATCGGGCAGTTGCGCGGCGGCCTCGTCAGCCAGCCCGAAGGGTTTTTGGTCATCATCACGACGCAGAGCGAGCGGCCACCGGCCGGGGTGTTCCGGGCCGAGCTGATGAAGGCGCGGGCGATCCGCGACGGGCGGATTTCCGGCGCCATGCTGCCGGTCCTGTACGAGTTCCCGGAGGATGTGGATTGGCGCAACCCGGATCACTGGTGGATGGTGACGCCGAACCGGGATCTGTCCGTCACCATCGATCGGCTGAAGCCTGATTACGAGGCGGCGGTCGAGGCGGGCGACGAGGAATTGCGGCGCTGGGCCTCGCAGCACTTGAACGTCGAGATCGGCCTTGCGCTTCGCAGCGACCGCTGGGCGGGTGCGGATTACTGGGAAAGGCGCTCGTCTTCCTCGCTTACCCTCGCCGCGCTTCTGGCGCGCTCCGAGGTCGTGTGCATCGGCATCGACGGCGGCGGCTTGGACGATCTGTTGGGTGTCGCCGTGCTCGGCCGTGACAAGCGGACACGGGAATGGCTCTTGTGGACGCACGCCTGGGCGTTTCAGGCCGTGCTCGAGCGGCGCAAGAGCGAGGTCGGGCGGCTACGGGATCTCGAGCGGGCCGGCGATCTCACCATCATCGACACGCTCGGCGACGACGTCGAGGCGGTGGCGGATCTCTGCGCCGAGGTCGACGAGACCGGGCTGTTGCACAAGGTCGGGCTCGATCCGGTTGGCGTCGGTAGCATTGTCGACGCGCTGGCCGAGCGCGGTATCACGGGCGACCGTGTCGTCGGGATTAGCCAGGGCTGGAAACTCTCGGGCGCGATCAAGACCGCCGAGCGCAAGCTCGCGGATGGGACGCTTACCCATGGCGGCCAGGCGCTGATGGCCTGGGCGGTGGGGAACGCGAAGGTGGAGCCTAGGGGCAATGCGATCACGATCACCAAGCAAACCTCGGGGACGGCAAAAATCGATCCCTTGATGGCGACGCTCGACGCGGTGGCGCTCATGTCGACCAATCCGACCATCGAGGGCGGGAGCCTCACGGGCTACCTCGCCTCGCTTCAAGCCGTAGGCACGGCATGAACTGGCTGCGCAAGGCGCTCGGCGGCCTTTTTGCGCGTCCGCTGACGCTGCAGGACCCGGGCGGCTGGGCGGGGACCGAGCGCTGGTCCGGCGAGACGATCTCGTCGTCCGGCGTGCTCGGGCTCTCGGCCGCCTGGGCCTGCGTCAACCTCATCTGCGGCACCATCGCCTCGCTGCCGGTCATGGTCTACCGGACGGACAGCAAGGGCGGGCGCACGGTGGCGCGGGATCATCCGCTGTATTGGCTGCTGCACGACAGCCCCAATTTCGACCAGACGGCCGTCGATTTCTGGGAGGGCATGGCGGCGGCGCTCGAACTCTGGGGCAACGCCTATGCGCGGGTCTATCGCGAGAATGGCGTCGTCCGGGCGCTCGTGCCGATCCGGCCCGACATTGTCACCGTCGAGCGCAACCGCGAGACGGGCGATATTGACTATCGCTGGAGCGATGACGGCCAGTCCTACGCCGTCACCCAGGCATCAATGCTGCACATCCGCGGTTTTGGCGGCGGGCCGTTGGGCGGGCTGTCGACGCTGGCCTATGGGCGACAGACGTTCGGCATCGCGGCGGCGATCGAGCGCTCGGCGGGTTCGACGTTCCGCAACGGGTTGCGGCCGTCAGGGACGCTGACGTTCGAGAAGTTCTTGACGGACGAGCAAAGGGTCGTCGTCGAGACAAAACTGGCGGAAAAGGTCGCCGGAGCGGTCAATTCCGGGCGCCCGATGGTGCTCGAGGGCGGAACGAAGTGGTCGTCGCTGTCGATAAACCCGGAAGACGCGCAGATGCTGCAGTCGCGGGGCTTCTCGGTCGAGGAGATCTGCCGCTTTTTCGGCGTGCCGCCGTTCATGGTCGGCCACACCGAGAAAACCACGTCCTGGGGCACCGGGCTCGAGCAGATGACGATGGGATTTCAGAAGTTCACGCTGCGGCGGCGGCTGAAGCGGA